CGTCGCGCGGCGCCTGGCGCGCCTGCGCACCATGGGCAGCGACACGCTGAAGATCCCGCGCCGGAAGTCGGGCCTCACCGCCTACTTCTTCCAGGACGACGACGGCGTCGGCATCACCGAGTCGAACAAGAACTGGGACAACGTCACCCTCTCGGCGAAGAAGCTGGGCGCGCTGACCAAAGTCTCGCGCGACCTGGTCGAGGACGCGATCATCTCGGTGGTGGACGACCTGGCGGGCGAGATGGCGTATGCCTTCGCCATCAAGGAAGACCAGTGCATGCTGATCGGCGACGGCACGTCGACCTACGGCGGCATCCGCGGCATCAACAACTACATGGAGGCCTCCTCGTACATCAGCAAGTACGCCGCGGCATCCGGCCACCCGACCTTCGCCACGGTCGACAACGCGGACCTGACGGGCACGATGGGCAACCTGGCGCAGTACGCCGACACGCCGCAGGCGGTGTGGGTGTGCTCGCACCTGGCGAAGCACGCGCTCTTCAACCGCCTGAAGGCCATCGCCGGCGGCAACCGCGTCGACACGCTGGGCAACTCGCCGGACAACACCTACCTCGGCTACCAGATCATCACCTCGGAGGCCATGCCGAAGGTGACGTCGACGCTGAACGCCAAGGTGATGGTGCTCTTCGGCCGCTTCGATCTCGGCTGCTCGCTGGGTAACCGGCGCGGCATCGAGATGCAGACGCTGATGGAGCGCTACGCCGAGCTCGGCCAGATCGGCGTGATCGCCACCGAGCGCTTCGACCTCGTCGTGCACGACCTGGGTACCACCAGCACGGCCGACGTCAACGGCGGCCGCGGCCCGATCGCGGCGCTCCAGGGCACGACCTGATCACCGGCTGACACCACCTCCTGAGCGCTAGCGGGCGGCAGCCCACCGCCGCCTGCATCCGCTCGACTACAAGGAATCGCAGCAATGAAACCGTCTCCCAAAGCAGTCCTCGTCATCGCGCCGGTATCCAAGACCAACGGCCAGACGGCGTCGGCGTCGTTCGATACCCTGGGCTACGACCACCTGACCCTCGACATCGCCATCCCCACGGCGGATACCACCACCGACGGCGTCAGCGTCTGCAAGCTCTCCGAATCGGACGACACCACCACCACCGTCACGGACATCGTCGCCTTCGTCGGTGGCACGCAGGTCGCCACCAACGTCGGCTATGTCCTGCCGGCGGGCAAGACGTCGGGCAACACGCTCATCAAGATGAACGTCGACCTGAAGAAGCGCAAGCGCTACCTGACCCTCTCGGTCGCGGTGCGCACCACGCAGCTGCTCACCGCGATCGCGAACCTGCAGATCGCCGAGCAGGAGCCGACGCAGGCCGCCGACGCCGGCGTCGACACGCTGGTCAACGGATAACAAAAAAGCACTTCGCCAGTCCTCGGAGCGGGCCCTTTCGGGGCCCGTTCCTTTTTCCAGACGCCTGCACGGACCTCTCGAAAAAGGAACGAACAGATGGAGTTTTACGACTGGCTGGAACGAATCGAGGTATGGGCGTGGGAGCAAGAACTAACGCGCGTCCAGGGCGGATTCTTCGAGCAGCTTGGTGACGGGCGCGGGGAAATCTTTCACATCGATGCCCCCAAGCCGACGGCAGCTGAGATCGATCGGCTCGAAGAGTTAATGAGAGAAATCACGCGGAAAAGGCGCGGCTAGGGTCATCCCCGAACGCTGGTTTCCTGACCAGCTGCCGCTGCCTTCAAATCTCAGGAGTTCTTGACAGGAGAAGACGATGCCGAAGACGCATCCAGTTTGGACTTGCGGGCTGTCGAAACGGGCCGCCAACTGTCTGCTGAGGGCAGGATATGCGTGCCTCGCAGACGTGTTGTCGGCGACGGAGAACGACCTATTTAAGCAACCAGGCATTGGGCGCATCACGCTCAACGAAATCTTGCGTTGGCGCGCCAGCGAAGAAAGGCGTTATGCAGATTCCTTTGTCCAAGATGTAAGGACAGAGGAGGAGCGTCTCGGAGCGCATCTTCTGGGTGTTCTGGTGGTGCCACAGTGAGGCGGCTCAATCTGGGTGCCGGCAGCACCGTCATCGACGGCTTCGAGCCGCGAGACGGCGCGAAGGGCGACTCGCTCTTTCCGCTGCCGGATGAAGCCGGCTCTGTTGACGAGATCCGCGCCAGCCATGTGCTCGAGCACTTCCCCCATGGCCAGGTGCAGGCGGTGCTGGCCGACTGGGCGCGAGTGCTCAAGCCGGGCGGGGTGCTGCGGGTCGCGGTGCCGAACTTCCAGTGGGTCGCCGAGCAATACCTCGCCGGCGAGGACGTCAATGCCCAGGGCTACGTCATGGGCGGGCAGACGAACGAGCGCGACTTCCACCGCGCTCTCTTCGGCCGCGACCTTCTCTCGCGCCTGCTCGGAGCGGTCGGGCTGGTCGGAGTGCGCGACTGGACGAGCGAGATCGAGGACTGCGCCGCGCTGCCGGTATCGCTCAACCTGGCGGCGAGCAAGCCCGGACCGCGGCCGAGGATCTCGGCGGTGGCATCGATGCCGCGCCTGGGATTCAATGATTTCTGGGGGGTGATGTACGACCAGTGCGCGAAGCGCGGCATCCAGTTCCGCCGCTCGCAGGGCGTCTTCTGGGGCATCAAGCTGACGCAGGCCTTCGAGACCGCGCTGGATAGCGACCGGCCGGAATGGCTGCTCGCGCTCGATTACGACACGGTCTTCACCGGTGCACAGCTGGACGCGCTGATCGACGTCGCGAGCCGCCACCCCGAGGCTGACGCGATCGCGCCGATCCAGGCATCGCGGCACCACAGCATGCCGATGCTGACGGTCGCATCGGGTACGCCCGGCATGAACCGCGCGCGGCTGAAGCGCGAGGAATTCGACCAGGAGCTGCTCAAGGTGCGCACCGCCCACTTCGGCTGCACGCTGCTGCGCGCGGAGAAGATCCGCGCCCTGCCGAAGCCTTGGTTCAACGAGGAGCCGGACGAGAAGGGCGGCTGGGGTCCTGGCTCGATCCATGAGGACATCTGGTTCTGGAAACAATGGGAAAAGGCCGGGTTTTCGGCCTATCTCGCCTGCCGCGTGCCGGTTGGTCACTGCGATCTCGCGGTGCGCTGGCCGGATGTCAATCTCGAGACGACCTACCAGTCGCCGCGCGATTTCATCAAGCAAGGTCCGCCCGACGAGGTGTGGAGATGAGCTATCCCCAAGGAACCAAGGTGCGCCTGGTCGAATCCTGGCGCGCCTATAGCGCCGGCAAGGTGCTCGAGCAGGGCTTCTATGCCGACATGGAGACGCTGGTGAAGGCCGGCATCGCCGTGCGCGTCGACGAAATCGAGGAACCGAGCCGCCCGGCAAAGCTCGCCGGCAAGGCGGCGAAGAAGATTGCCGACGTGGCCAAGGGCCTCTTCAAGCCCTGAGCCATGCCGCTCACCGAAGACCTGACCGTCTTTTTCCAGACGGCCGATTTCGCGACCGCGGCGACCTATAAAGCGGGCGGCATTGGCGGAGGCGTGACGGTGAACGTCATCTTCGACAATCCCGACGAGACGCGCCTGGGCATCGCCGGCACCAATCCGAACGTCCTGATCAAGGCCACGGATATTCCGAGCTTCTCCAACGCCGACACGCTGACGATCGCCGGCGTCGTCTACCGCTGCATCAACGAGGAGCCGCTCGACGACGGCGCGATCCTTCGCATTCAGTTGGAGAAGCCGTAATGGCGAACCATGTCCTGCGCCAGATCCGCGACGCGGCAAAGAGCGCGCTCAACGGCCTCACCACCGCCGCCAGCCAGACGACGCAGGCCTTCGTCAACCGCTCCGACGACGAGCCACTGCTCGACGCGGAGCTGCCGGCCTACCGGTTGCGCGTGCGCACTGACGACATCACCGTGAGCTCGCTGGGCATCAACCGCCTCTATGAGCGGAGCGCCGAGCTGGTGGTCGAGGCCATCCAGAAAAAGAACGCCACCTTCGAGGACGATGCCTACGATCTCATCAAGCTTGCCGAAGTGGCGATCGCCGGCGGTCTTACCGGCGCCAAGTCGGTGGACATCCGCCGCATCGAGATCGAGGACGACGCCCGCGGCGAGAAGCCGCGCATCCTCGCGCGCATGACGTTCGCCGTCTATTACGTCACGGCGATCGGTTCGCCTGACATCGCGCTGTGACGCCGGCGACGCAGCGCCTGCACGAATCCCTGATCCGCCTCTTCAAGGGCGTGATCACCGCATGGGAAGAATGGCTGAAGGCCCACAAGACGCAGTAACGATCTAACCCAACAGTCCGAGCACGCGATCGCCAGCGCCTGACGGCCACGGCGGTCATTGCCCTCCTCGGTTTCCTCCAAGGAGTTCTTGCAATGACCATCGCCGCAGGCGTAGCCAAACGCGTCACCTACAAGGTCGAGGCCACCTGGGGCACCGTCCCCGCGGCCGGCAGCGCGCAGGCGCTGCGCCGCGTCAAGAGCACGCTCAACCTCAAGAAGCAGACCTACCAGTCGCAGGAGATCCGCAGCGACTACCAGGTCGCCGACTTCCGGCACGGGGT